TGAACCAGTAGATGACCAATACCAATCATATAATGGTGTTCCGTTTGCAAGCATTAACTTTAAATTAATATTTTCATTCGCATCTAAATTTACACAAGAATTTGCTATGAATGCCAATTCATCATGACTTGGAATAAACCAGTCGGAAACCATATTGTTTGTAGCAGGATATTTTATATTATACAGTGATACTGCTCTTGCTATTGTTATCTCTTTTTCGTCTTCTACTGGTGTATAATCAGAAGCTTCTATTCCGCTTGCAGATACTCCCTTAAAGTAGAAATACTCGGAATTTAATAATCTCAATGTGTTCATGAATCCGTAATTTCTATACCATTTACCATTAAATGATGTATTTGGATTATTAATTAACCAATCATCAGGACTATCTGTTTTTCTTATCATCCCACACAACGGGAAGGACAGATATGAAATATTATCTCTTGTTTCATTTACAGAACGATTGAAGATATATCCCTCTTGTTTTGTATTATATGAAGTTGTATTTACACTATAATTTACTGAGTTAATTATAGGGCCCCATCCATTTGATCCATTATTCCATATAAATGTTGTTTGATATTCTGAATTTCCAGTATAGGTTACGACTTCTTTATTATCATCTAAAGTTACTGGATGAAGTGACATTAGCATGATATAAGAATCTGAATTGTTTTCACATGTTGATGATAAATCATGTCCATATCCAGAATAATCATATATTGATCTATACTTTACTGGAACTTGATTTGTTACTTTTTTATTCAAATCTTGAGTTGATGTATTTGCTCCGAACGCACCGTTACCAAAACATTCTGCTCCATTTGGATTGAATATACCAACAACTATTCCGTTTTCAAAAACATCACCTATCTTCAATGTTTGATTTGGAACTACACCATAACACGGAATACTTTCGGCAGAACAATCTACACAACCACATGTAGATTGATCTCCAAAATAAGTTTTATTTTGTTCAAAGCATGTAGATCCAGTTATACCATTTTCACAAGTTACACCAGAATCACAACATGCTCCATATCCACTATAACAAACATTTAAATTGTCTTTGTTGACACACTTTATACCAGCACCTTGCCAGTGTCCAGAACATTGATCTTTTGTAGTTTCTACGCAAATTCCAGTTCCGTCACAACATGCACCTATTTTTCCATAAGACAAAGTGCAATCAAAATCTTTACAACTAGTTTTTATTCCAGTAAAAGCAGTCCAACTAAAATTAAAATTAGAAGCGGAGGCAATAGTAGAGCACTCACAATAAGTCAATTCTTCGCATTTTAATGGAGAACCTTCCTTTGTGAATAAACAACATGCGCCTTCAGATGAACAAAATGTAACTCCATTTGTTATTCCTGGAAAAAAGTAACCAGTACATCCATAGGTATCCGTGAGTGTAAATCCACAAGTAGAGTTACAACACACACCAAATGTATATCCACATGCAGATTGATTTAGTAGTAAACTAGTAGATCTTGCACTTATTCCACTTTGGGAATGACACCCATATATGGTGGATGCATCATCGACATTATCAAAAGTAACACCTGTTGTGTCATCTATAGTAGCAGCAGTTCTATTATATGCTGCAACATATCCATACCAAACACCACCTATTGATATGAAATTAAATACATCATAATTTCCACTTAAACAAGGAACATCTCCAAGAGGCCAAACAACAGGAGATAGATCTTCTGTATTTCGTGGTTGGGTAGAAGAACTTGCAGAATATTCAAAAAACATGGGTAATCCAGATTTTGAATTCGGAGGAAATACAACAGTTATGCTATGTGCATAAGAAGGATTTTGTGGAGTTACTAAAATTAATTTATTGAAGGAAACAGAACTTAGATTGCTGGGGGATGGTGAAAGATAAAACGCATTTCCTTCGGTGTTTATATCACATGTCCAATATTGATACGTTATTGGATTTGTGTCCGTTGTTCCATTTTTTACTCTAAGTTTACTTCCTATATTTGCCATAACAGCAAATACAGATCCATTGCTTGTATCGTATGTTGTTCCATCTATTCCAGATTGTAGATTTCCTGGTAGGTTTACTACTAATTTATTAGGAGCGCCATCTACCTCTAGAGAAGAAATATCAATTAAATTATAATCAACCTGTATTTCTCCTCCAGATCCATATTCAAATTGTATTTCATTTGGAGTAGTAGTTGATATATTTCTGACATATACTATTTTTCTATATTCAGGATCATCCACTGTCTGTGGATCATTGTAAAGAAATTCACCGCTCAATCTAAAAATATTTGGTTCTGAACCTAATGCATCACCTGAAATCCCCACCATATAATATCCGGTAGGACCGACAATAGTACCTGCTGTTTGAAAGGATTCACCAGTATCATAAACATTTACTATTCTTTGATTAACATATTGAAGATCTATTAGACTTGGACCAGTTGCACCAGTTTCTCCATATCCAGTATTACCAGTATTACCAGTATTTCCTATAGCTCCAGTTACACCTTGTGGGCCTGTATAGCCCACAACCCTGTATATTTTTGTTAGGAGTAATCTACTGCTCCCTGGATTGGATGAGGGCATAATTTAACCTTTATGATAATCTGAGAATGGCTTTAATTGCAGCGATATCGGCGTCTACTGAAGTTTTCCATGTATTGATATTTTGATCTGAAAGATATAATGTATCAGCATTTATTCTTTCAACCGAAAGTTCATCTGGAACATAAATTGAAGTTGAACTTTCTCCTTTTACTTTCATGTAAACTTGTATTGGACTTGCTTCTTGAGAAGCATCTGAGAAAGATTGTGCCTTTGTTGTTCCGTATGAAAACACATTGTTAGTAAATGATATTTTAGGAGTAACCAATCCGTGAAGAGTAAAGTTACCGTTTACATAAAAGTAACCACCGTATCTTTCAGTTTGATCTAGTCCATTAAAAAAGAACCAGTTATGAGTAAATCCTATTGGCGGCATAGTGGATCCACTTGAAAATATATGTGCGGATGTGTTTATTTTTGAAGATGGTTTACTTCCGTTGTATGAATAAGTTGGTGGAGTAACTTTAAAGTAATAGTAAGTTGAGTCTGCATTAAATACTGTTACTTCTGGGAACTTCCATTGTGCTCTATCAGGAGTAGCAGCAAATGCTCTTGAATCTGCTGCAATTTTTGATCCTATCCATTTTCTATCTGGTGTTTTTGTTGAACCAGATGCACTATACGGAATTACTTTCATTATATAAGGTAAAGTAAGATCAAACTTATTTAAAAATTCTTGATTGTCTGTAACTGTTACAACTGTCTCTCCGTCGCATTTTGCATAATTTTGTGGTGCATCATATCCATTTGGTACAAGAATCAAAGTTCCAATATTACCAGTTAAATTATCTGCAACAGTTGCAACAGTGTCTGAACCTATTACATATCCAATATAGTTTTGAATAATTCCAGTATAAGAACCATGTGGTGATTTCTGATAAACTGGTTTTACAATGTTACCCACTTCTGTTGGTGCAACATCTACTAATTTTCCAGCAGTTAATCCACTAAGGAAGTAAATATCCTTTCCTCCAGAAAGTCCATTTAGACCAGAATCCGCAAGAACCGAATTGTCTAAATTTATAGATCCTGCAATTACTACACTCAAACTTCCATCTTCATTATAAGTTTCAACCACACCAAATACTTCAGCAGTTACTTGATCGTCTGCTCTTGATTTAAAATACGATGCACCCGCAACATTATAATAAATGGCATCTCCGCCAGTAATACCGGGATCATACGAACCACTTGTCAAATTGCATAATAGTCTAGAACCAGCACCGGAAGATGTTATGGTTATATTGTTATTTGTCGAAAGTATATTTGAACTATTACCGCAACTTGGCATATTTTACCTCTTTTAATTTGGTAGTGGGAAATCTGCATCTGCAACTATGTGGTAGAAAACTCTGTCATAGATCACGATTCCTTGATCTGCACAGATTCTAACTCCAGTTGGAGAAGCACTAGTAGATATAACTGGTAATCCTGCTTTTACTAATCTATTTGATCCATTATATCCAACGGTTCCACCACTATTTTTACAATCTCTTCCAGATGTTTCATTGAACGCCCCCGCAGTGCCGCTCGATGGCGAGTATACTGATACAGTTGGAGTAGTTCTCATTTTTGTAGGCCATGCATAATAGTTACATGGTTGTGTTGGTAATATTAAATGATTGGGCACACCATACTCTGGAATTTGTGCATTAACCATTGTACTATCACCGTCTTCGTTTGCTAATGGATATGATCTATAGTAATACTTTTGGCATTCTAGTAATCTACTTTCGATCTTACCATGATTATGATTAAAGTTTCCAATCGTTGGTTGTCCATTTAGTAAACAAACAGAAGCAATTCCAACCTTAGTACTTAGATCTGTAGATGCACCAGCACCAACTGCTGTTTCTGTTATTGGGAATAAATCAAATCCAATCTCTAAATAATCATCAACTCTTGGACTTATTCCTGCATTTGTTAAAATTGTAAATTGAACATCGTGTCGAGCCCATGAAGTTGTTAAAAATATATCTTCAAATGAATAGGTATCCAATGCAGTTGAATTATTATATCTTCTATAGTATGGTTTTATTTTATATCCATTAGTTTCACATTTGGCATAGAAACTTAAAGTGACATCGCTACTGAAAAGAGATTTTGCGTTTGGTATAACATGACCTATTGTTATTTTATTATCGTCTAATGTTGAATATGTTAAACCAAATGCCTTTGCTTCAATGTAATATTCAGGCGAGCCTTCAATAGTTACATCTGCGTCACTGAATCTCTTTCTTTCAATCGAAAAGTATTTAGTCGCAGAAGCAGTGACTCCATCAACTCGTCTCCACATGTCAGCAAAAATAAGATCTTCTGTTCCAGTATAACCAGAATTCTTTCCAACATCTCTTTGCCAAATAGAGAAATCGCCATTGAGTAATACATTTTCTAAACTGATTTTCTCATCTGTAGTGCTACTAGTGATTGCAGCAACACTTGCAGATGTGCTAGATCCTGCTGCTTTTCTATTACTATTCACTACAGTATATCTGTTTGGTTCATACTGAAATGCTATAATTTTTCCAGGAGCAACAGTGGAATCGGTTTTGAATATTTGTCCAGATGATGGCGAAGAAGAATAGTCCCATGTGTTTGAAAGTTGGTATACTCCTTCACCTCCTAGATTTTCGCCCACTTCACCGTGAGTTACTATCCAGAAAATGCTATTTCCACCACTCGTTATAACATCCACTACTATTCCAACTACATAATCTTCTTCCGATCCAAAAAATAAGTTATCTGTTCCTTCTGATGAGTTGTATGCTCTACTTAAAAACCATCCAGAATATGATGCAGGTCTATTTCCTCTATTAGAAAGATAACTATCTAATGAATTTGTATTAACTGATGGATTATAGGAAACAACACTATTCATTAAAAACCCAGGATTGGATGCAGTAGGAATAGAAATATAAAATCTATTTCCACCAGATGCTCCAGTTAAACCGGAAGAATCTAGATAATTTCCTCTATAACTCAACACAACTCCAGAGGTTGCCCCTATAGCATAGAGTGCTGGTTTGGAGACACTTCCGCTAGTAGTTGGTTCAGTTGTTGTTATTTCTCCTAAAGTGGAATCACTCAAGAAATAAACACATCCGGCACTTAATGTTGCTCCTCCACCACCGAGAACATCTTGAAAATCTCCATCTATTTTACCAGTAACAGTTACTGTTGAATATGATTCTGTTCTCTGAGTGATCATACCAATCATTTCACCACCCTGTTGAGAATTAGCTTTAGAAGCAGTATATCCAACAGTAGAATCAAAATAAATTGGTGTTCCGAATGTAAATCCAGGAGTACCTGATGTAATCCCTGTTATTTTATATGAAACATTTGGTAAAATTGTAGGTCCATCAAAGTTAACTTTACCCGAAAAGGTCACATCGGTTGTAATTGGACCGGTTCCACCAAAACTAACAGTCCACACACCTGTTGTAGAATTACTAGTTACACCTATCCCGGAACCTGCTGTTAATCCGAATACTTTAAGAAGGTTAAGTTTTTCGATAATTTCGGTGTTTTCTTTAGTCCACCAATCGAAGAAACTTGCAGTTCCTCCCAAATCTCCAATTATTGTGTCTCTAGTAATTGCCATTTATTGCCCTCAATCTGTATTTATATCTTTATTCCACCGTTATTGTTTGCATAAGATAATTATTCATTGCTCTTAAGAAAAAAGTATTTTCGCTGTGTTCGACGGAACACAAAGCAACGGTGTTATCCATCTCTTCATTTTCGACAGAGGTAATTGTAATTTCCACTCTATCAGCCCCATCAGTTATTGGATTTACAGTTCTATTTGATCTATCGTTAAAGAAATAACCAACATCATTTTTATTTTCAGAAGTGAGAATTGCTTTATAATCAAATTTTAGATAAAAATTTCTGGTTGTATCAACGGGAACTAATCCTGAAACCGCAACTGCATCAAACAAACAAACCCAATGTGCAACTGAATTTATAGGTAGGACGTACCAACCGGGACTTAAAATCAAAGTAACATTATCAGAAGAAACTGAAATGTCTATTTGATTTTTCTTTTGTAGTGGATATGCATAATAATGAAAATTAGGAAAAGTCATTAATTTGGTGGAATCACCAGTGAGTTCTTCGATTACAGATGCTTCCTGTCCTTTATAGACTTTCCATTGTGTTAAAAAAATTAAATTCAAAGATTGATTTAAATAGAAATTTTCTTGGATCTCATTTAATTCGGCCGCCTGTAATGGGACACCCGGTTTAAATCCTTCCATAACAAAATTATGTTTGGTATTTAATGATTCATATTTTCTACCATATAATGGCCATGGACTAAGTGGATATGAATCCTGTGTCAGAAGTGGATTGTCAGATAATGATATTGCCATTTTATATCTGATATGTTGTATCTAATATTCTATTAACAGAAAGATCGGTGACTTCTACTTGAAAAAAACTACCATCTGTTGTTGCTTCTAATTTCAATAGAGAATTTTCTTGTGCTGAGTTTGTAACTGTTATTGGTGTATCTGCCAATCTAAGTTTAATTCTATTTGCCCCACATGTTCCAGACTCAAAGGTATTATCTGAATTGTCATTTAATATCCACCCTTCAACATTTTCATCAGAAGAGCAAGGAATATACTGCAATGATGTATTTAATTTTATAAACTTAGTGGAAGACGAAGAAAAATCAGATCTTGAAACTGTGATCTCTCTATTAAATTCATTATATATCCAATATCTCATTCCATTATAAAGAAGACAAATCCATCCTATGTTTAAAACAATTTCTATTGTGCCTCCTGATGAGGTTATGGTAAATCCTGGTGTTTCATCCAAATAACCATTCCCATATAAAGTATAAGATGCAATTGAATTTTCTGAAGTGGGTTCTTCATTATTCTGAGAAAAGAATCTAGCAATAAATGTAGTATTTAAATTTGTCTGTAGTATCAACATTTCTTGCATCTCATTTAGTTCGGATGCTTGAAGTGGAAAGCCAGGTTTAAATGCAACATATGGATAATTTTTTGCAGCATCTCCTGCCAATCCTGGAAAAATTAAACCAGAGATTCTACTTTTGTATGGTGCAATGCTTAATGGAAAACTAGTGTTATCTATTGCCATTTAATTATCCTTGAATTGGTGTTATGATTCTAAATGTTGTTGCAACATTTGTAGAATTATCGTCGGATTGTATGGTTCTTGATGTAAAAGTTTTTGCTTTTAACAAATTACCAGAGAACTGACTTATATGTGTTGGTTTCTCGATTACAGAATCTATAGTGTAATTTACACCATTAACAATTAGTCTATTTACTCCAGATGCATCATCTTTGTAATCCCCTACCACTTTAATTCTTGTTTTTGATGACTGATCTCTTACTTGTATTATCTTAATGTTTTGTCTTTTTCCACTAGTATCGGTGGTGTATGTACCAGCATCAGACCATTTTGTTTTATCTTCTAAATTTGTTCTATCTCCACCAGATATTACTGTTGATGTTGCAAATTCAGTATACATTGGTTTGATTTGTTTTGTATATGGAGTTGCTGTGGATTTAGAAGCTTTAAATTCGTAAGATCCGGTCACTTCTATTGGATTTTCTACTAGTGAATAAAAATTAATGCTACTTGGTATAAAAATAGATTGATCACTTAAGTCTTGAGTATAGACTGATACATTGGTCAAAACATTTGAACAATTAAGTGTTGTATATGGATCAAATCCTATAAAGTCAGTTAAATCTGTATTCACAACAACTCTAGCAATTAAATCACTTGATGATATGCCACTCAAATATGATTGACTAATAGTCAGCAATATATCTTTATATCCAGTTCCACCCTCAATAACTTCTATTCCAATTATTTCATTATTGCCAGTGCTATTGACAAATGTTTTTAATCGTATTTCTGCATCTTCACCCGTAACAGAATTAACAACGAATGATGGATTTTCTGTGGTTGTTACTAAATCAGATCCAGACAATCCACTTAAGTCGATGAATGTAGAAATTATTGCTCCATCTAATATTTGGTTGTTTTCATATAAATCATATAAACTATAGTAAGAAGAATTAGGAGATATCTGACTAGTTTCTATGAGGCTTTCTATTTCTTCTAACTTTGTTTTGATTGTTATTGAAGATGATGCAGCACTTGCTCCATAGAAAACAGAAGTATACTTATCGTTTTTACCATCGAACAAATAGAAACAATCACCACAGGAAATACCAGATATAGTGGTAAATAAATCACCCTTTGCATATTCCTTGTATGTGCTATCTGATATTGCTAGTTGAGTGTCTTCGTTGAAGTAAACACCACAGTTTCCAGAAACTCCAGTTCCGTAACCAGAACAGAAATCAAAGGATCTTCTATATTGACTAACCTGATTACCATCAGTATCAATAAAATCAAAACTTACAATTGGAATCCAGTCATTGCTTAGGTATTTAAAAATATCACTATTTACTCTGAATATAGGTAACCATGTATATCCATCATCATATGTTTGCTTACCGTAACTATGAGTTGGAATTACAGTAGAAACATACTCTCCGTCTTCGTCTATTCTATTGTTTGGATTATTAGATATACAAAGATATATTAATCTAGTCTGTGGAACATAAACGTAATAATTTGAGTTAGAATCTAAATTTGTTCTCCAGTAAGAATAATATGAACTTCTATTCCAAGAGGTATTGGGAACAACTCCGATTATATCATTCTTTGTAACCCTTATGGATAGATGTGCATCTCTCCATGCATTCTGAAAGAACTTAGGAGAACTGGCATTTAAAGTAGAGTCAGTTGATCCTGTCAAAAGATACTGAATCTTGTCTTTACCGTATGATTTTACATATTCTCTTGCCTTTGACATTTATTCTCCTATTATGGACATCCACCGCATGTTGCACCATAGTTTGGACTTGTAAATCCTTGTACATAGCATAGTTGGAACATGTCCGTGATATTTATATCAAAAAATCTGGTAGCAGTAATTTCACCAGTCCAATTGGGATAGACATGTGTGGGCATTTCAAACTCTTTATCATAAGGATCCGCACAACCAACACATGCAGTCAGTCCGTATAAAGGTGTAGTTCCATCCGGGCCTGTTCCTATTTGAGTTGTATATGTGGTAGTCAATCCATATGGAAAGTAATTACCAATTAGTGGAGATTCACAAACAGTAAACACTATATCTCCATCTCCAGGACCCTCATAGTCATTCATAGTTTTTTCAAAAACTACCTTTAGACCTGTGGGATGCATCATGTTTAAATATATGTCACGATATGTGTCCGCAGTGATTCCTACTTTTAGTAGATATGAAAAGTCTTGAATCCAATCAGAATCCTGCAATCTTGAACCATTTAAATAAGATCCTGCTAAATCGTTTCTAGTATCATATGATCCAGTTCCGCCTTTAAATTTAAAAGAATCGTTATAGAATCTTCCACCGTTCAGTCTCAAAACTAATTTCTTTGGGTAATATACTTCAATGTCTTCTTTGCTAACCGCAAATAAAGTATTGAAGAAATATTTTACAGACTCTAATGTTGTTTTCTTTTGATATAGAGCAGATCTTATATTTTTTATAAACTCTATGAATTGTTCCGTTGTTACTTTGCCGCCATTTAATTCTAATAAATTTTTATCAAAACCATCAGCATATGTTGTAATAAAAGAATCATAATATGCTTGTCTTGTTTTTTCTATATCAATCAAATCCAGTAAATTTGTAGATAGACTATATCCAGCACCGTCTACGTCATCACAATATAACCAGTCATAATATTTTTGTACAAAGTCGAATACGCTTACTGGATTCTGACCCTCATTTTGCATCTTCTCTTTTTCGAAGATGATCCAGAGAGGTATATATTTTGTTATATCAAATTTAGTATTACAAGTATCAATGTCCAAATCAACTTCACTAGTGACAAGTTCATAAAAACTGTCTAGTTGTGATTGAAAATCTTGTGATGCTTGTATTAATGAAATCATGTTCTGGATACTACTTTTGTTAGGTAAATATTATTTACATTTATACCAGCATTGATATATTTCTTTGCAAGAGGTAATATTGCTGTATAGTCCACCTGAGATATTGCAGGAATTCTCAATATACCTTTCTTTATATCAATTTCACCAAAAGATCCAGGTATTTCCACATTAGTGTCTGTATTGAATGCTCTAAGAGATATCATCTTGTTGATATCTGTTTGTGAGGTAGTGACTACATGTATTGCGTATTTTCTATTTAAACTATCTGTTAGTTCAGAAGTTATTCTTAGATTTTGATTCATTCCAATATTAAATTCGTTTGATGAATTCACTACTAGTTCTTCGTTTGGAACTCCGGCAACTCTCATGCTTATACTAAAGTCTTCTGAGGATAATGTTGCATCATTAATGTATGCAGAATTTACACTCTGAGAAACTTCATCTGAATAAAGTTCTAAATTGAATTTATTATATTCTATGAAATTTCTTTGAATATACTGCTTTATGTCATTTTCTAATTCTTGTCTTTGACTGGGTGTTAAGAATTGATTTTTCAATTTAAAAGCAATTTCAACTCTATAATCCACTGTTTTGGGTTGAACATATTCTGGCAGTATAGTTATTACGGAATTTTCTTTTAGAATCGTTAGAAGTTTTGAGATATTTGCTTCTTCCAATCCACTTAGTGAAACAAAAACTCTACCATATCTTGGTGGATATATTTCTTCTCCCCCAAATACAATAAAGTCATTTTCATCGTTTACTAAATTTGAATTTAATATTAATGCCTGATAATCTCGTTTTGTTACTGCTCTGCCTTGAGATGAAAACCATTTGGGTGCAACAAATTTGATTAAATCTATATTTGGTTGATCAAGACCACCGTTTGATGGATCACATTCATCGCACGAAGTTCCTACATCTAAATTTCCTGGTGTATATCCTCTAGGTTCTCCTGCTCTAAACTGATATATTCCATTAGCAACAGAACCAGATGATATAACATGTCTAACTTCTAATAAATCTCCTTCTTGAAGAGATTTCCCTAGACTATTGGTAAATCCAAACTGAACTGCGTAACCACCGGATGTTAATCTTTCTATGAAGTAAATATTATCTTCTGTTTGAAAATTTGAACCAATGTTACCAACCAACTTCCATGTAGTATAGTCTTCCTCCCCACTCAATTTAACTCTTACTCTAATGGAAGACATATCTACATTTTCATTGGTGATGTAATACTTCTGTTTGTCAAAATCAAATGTGTTGATTGCAGACGAATCTACAATAAGTTCACCTTCTGTTACTTCGATCAAAGTATCACTGTCTTGTATTATGCTAGTTTCTAGATTAACAAATGTAAATTCTAATCCATCCTCATTAATTCCATAGAATACTTCATGTTCTGGAAAAGTTCCAACTTCTAATGCTCCTATGTCAATTCCTGTAACAAGTAGTTTTGCTCTTGCTGATCTTCTACCAGAAACCGTATATCCTAGTGGTTTAGTTAAAGATATTAGAGATTCTATTCTTTGTGCAGAGTCAATAAACATTTCACTAGCAACCATATTCATATAGTATGCATAATAGAATGTATTATATGCTAAAAGATCAATTAGAGTTCGTATTGCAGAACCCTCGTAATTATAATCTTTGATAATACTTTGCGCTTTTAGATAGTTTATAAGACTGGTCTTGATTTCCTCATAGTCCAAACTACCTAAAACTGGTGGTTTTGCTTTTGCCAATTATCTGGTCCTTTCTATACTAACTCTTACTGTTTGTAAAGATGAACTGTTGGTATCGCCATATACTACATCGATGTTGAGCAAATATACATTACTAGGATCTACACTAAAAATTACATCATCACAGTAGATTCTTGGTTCATGTATATCTAATGCATTTTTTATCGTATACTTATACCCTAAAATATTAATATCATCGTTTGGATTACTAGGATTCATGTTTTCAAACATCAAATCATAAACATTAGTTCCAAGAGTATTAACAAATGGTCGCTCTCCCAATCTAGTTAATACAATATTAATGACTGATTGTTGTATTGCAGATCTGTCCTTTTTCAAATTGATATCTTGAGTAAAAGAATTTTTACTAAGGAAAAACGGAAGATCTGAATGAAGATTTTTACCTATTAGTTGCATGATTGAAAATATTTATATTGAATTAGCCATTTTCAAACATTTCATCCATTCCCGCGTAAATTTGCTCTAGGTTCGGAACGGTAAACTTGGGATCTCTTTCCAAGGTATCTCTATTAAGAGTTAGAACCATTACTGCGTTGTTGTCTTTATAGAAACGATATTGTATCCCTGTAATTAACCATTTACCATGTGTATTTTTCTCTTGCTTTGGTAAACTTGGACTGATTGCACCATAATGTTTAATATTGATAACCTTTCCTACTTTTGGTAGGGATGTATATGGAACGATAATTTCCATTTCTTGTGCTGACATTTGAATTATCTGTGCTAGTCTATTCAATGGAGTTCTTTCTGGAGTATCCCAGAATGTGGCATAAGTTCTATTATATTCAAGATATTCTTTGAACTTACTGTTTTGACATGGACAGATACAACTACATGGCGCATTAGGATCACTCCATACACAACCCAAATATTCTTCTCCAAGAACACTCTTTATTAGATCGCATTCTTTTAGTTCTTGCCATTTGCAGAATAGATCCAAGTAACTTGGTTCTGGTTGTGTTGGTTTTTTATCCTGACACGGACAATTGCAATATGGATTATTTGGAGGACAGTTCGCATCTCCAATAGGACCTGAAGGATTAGCACAAACAAATCCTTCACAAATTTTACTAGATCTTGAGAATACCAAGAACTGTGCAGCAAAATTATTGTCAAACAAATCGTAATTTGGATTCATTGTTGGAGGAGTAACCATTCCATAGTCTGATTCTCCTGTTAAATCGTATTTCCATACATCCTGAGTTACTAGTGTTGGACGATAGAGTATACTGTTTCCTTGAGCCCAATTCATAGTTGTACTAGTAAACCATCCGGCTATTGCAGGACTATGAACATCTATAATATCATTGGCATTTAGTTGTGAGGTGTTTAATATACTAAGACCGCTGGCTATAGCATTTTTTCCAGCCTGTGTTAGTTGCAACCAACGATCTAACTCATCAGGATACCACCAGTTATATTGCTTATACTTGTACGCTAAAATATCACCCAATATACCAGATTTTTCTCCACCTATTTCTCCAAATTTTGTTGCCAGAACATGGAAGAGTTCTTGTGGAATGAAAATATTCTTTGGAATATGGAAAGACCACCAAGATCTATGTGGTTTAATCTTTCTGTGCGAAAATTGTAAATATCCACTTCCGTGTGCGCTTTCTTTATATTCTGGATCTACATCAGCAGATCTACCATTATACCAATCGTAACTATTTACATCTTCTCTATTTACATCTACCCTATTTTCTCCGTGATGCCATGCATTATCCCACCACCAACCCTTTGGTTCTGCGACATAATATGGGAATTTGGTTTCAAATCCAACTTCAGGCCAAAGTTCCATTCCGTTATTGGTAAGAGATGTATCATTTAGATTTTTATTATATTCTTCCCACCAACCGTATGTTTTAGTGGTTTCTTCATCTTCTACTTTTGATTTCTTAATAGCAACATCAAATCCATATGGATCTTGTCCTATTACTACCGCGTTATTTCTTATAGTTTGCCGACCATTTGGGCCTGCTGTAAGAGATACAATGTATGGTAGGAAGTATTCTGTTCCTGCGTCTCGGACAAACCCATCGGGGAAATCTTGAATACTTTCTAACCCAATTGGAGTTTCAAATTCAATTCTTACATATGAGCTAAGTTGTTCTCTCTTTAAATTTGGAGGAATTGAATTGCCCTGTATATTATACAAATCAAAGGTTTCTCTAAATGGCGTGTTTATTGATGGACCAAATGATTCTAAATCGGTTTGTGCAGTAGCAGGAATAAAATCAAGTGTAGGATTGACATTTGCAACAGGGCCCTGTCCGCTCAATGCCGCGGCTGGAGCACTGATATAAGTTATGTCAGTAAATATACCCGATGAACAATTGCCAGGAGCATATCTAGATAAAAATGGAAAATCATTAAAAGTATTTGCATTTGTAACTTTATAGTTTTGAAAGAATTTTCTAGATGTTTTGAATGCAGATGTTGTGTTATATTTTTGTCCATAATATGGATGATCTGATCCATTGAATGTTATGTTATATAACCAAGATCCTACTTGTGCTCCTGTTATTCCTCTATTCCTAGCAAGAAGTTCATATCTACTTCCTCTTATAGATTTTCTCTTTATAGATTTTATATTGAAAAGAGATTTGTTGGTGACAATTGGTTGTAATCTTCCGTTTTGAATACTTCCTGGCAATCCAGTAGATAAGTCACTAAATACATTTTTCCCCGGTAGTTTAGAATAGAAGAATGCTTTTCTATTCCACCATGTTAAATATTCTTGTTGGAATTTTAGAACCAAGCCCGATGCAAATAAATTCTTTGCATACTGAAGTAACTTAATTTCAGCATCTATTATTTTAATTTCTTGTTGTGCTCTTCTTTTCTCTACTTCAAGATACAACGGATTGAAACACAACTTATTATAACAATCTCCATTTTCTAGACATCTCCTAGTCGCAGAAGGATCACCATTTGGTCCTATGTAATCATCAATATCTGCAAATGCCGAGCCGCCGCCTGGTGTGTATTGATAATTGAAATACCAATTTTCTTCAGTTCCAATATACTGTGCTAGAGTTTTCATAAATTTATCTTTAGAACAGTCTCTACACCATCCCAATGCAGAATCGGTTTTAAAATCCACAAAAGTTTTTGCTTCAGCCGCTGTGCAGTTACAACAATTCAATTGATCGAATTCAATATCAGCATCATTTTCTAAGAAGTTATTACACTTCATGCACATTTGTCTACCTTCATCGTCTTTTGGTAGAACGATCAAAGGAACTTCTCCGAGTCCATCTATGTAATTAAATCCAACACATGCTGATGGTTCTCTGCTAAAAACACTACCTGTTAATGGATCAGTGCATCCTTGTCGCAAACAGGGTTCTGTTCCTTCTTCACACAAATCATATGTTCCAGTAAAACTACCACCTAATGAACAATATGGAATAAAGAATCCACCATAAAAATCATGACAACCTTCTGGGGTATCAAATGGTTCATTTGAAGTGCTCCAATTCCATGAAAACTGGTATGGAATAGAACATCTGTCATCAATTCCATCATTCGGTATACCTGAAGGGAAACCATTATCGTACGGACCGCCGGGAGTAACACATGCAAAGTTGAAATTCTGTTGCCCTCCTATTAAACTAGTACAATAGGGTAATCCTGCTCTTCTATGAAGACATCTACCAAAAGGACCATATATTCCTTGATCAACGGGGACTTGGCCGGCCGGCGTGGACGATTGCTTGCCGTTTAAATACCAACCACCAGCAGAATCATCATTTAGAACTGCTTTACAGTCATTCATCGATCTTTTAAGGCCTGCTTGTATTGTCTGTTGAGGACAACATATATCGAATTCATTATTACAACACCAGTGTCCTTTACCAGTTAACTGTTCCGCAGTATTACCGTTAGGTAAAGCTTTAATTTCTGTTTCAAAACAAAAATTACATCCTCTTATAGTAGGATCTCCTACTATACCACTTCCCCACTCAATCGTCACCGGGTCAGCGCCGGCCGGTTTACACCCAGCACATCCATTTGGCGACCAATCACATTTTCCAGGACCATTGTATCCATCATCATATGGATCCTCTAATCCAAATCCGAAGGCGCCACGATTGTCGAGAAACTTTGAAGGAACAGATATTGTTATTTGCTTTGAAGTAATTTCGCCTTGATTATCTCCACCACCGCCTCCACCACACCCTTCAATACAAACGCCACAGATGCAACAGCCAGATGGACAGTCAGGCCCACACGGAGGACATAAAGAGTCTGCTGATTGTGTTAAAACTTGTGCATTTGTTGGTGTTGTAGAATTTCTAGGATATGGTTCACAGCAAGGTAATAGTCTGGAGTCAATCCATGCATCTGCTTCTAATATGTAAAGGTCAACATTTGATAGGAATTGTTGGGCCAGGGTCTTCTTATTTTGAAGATTTAGTATTTCTTTATCGTATTGAGAAAGACCTCGATTTATTACAAAAGTTAAATAATTTGGGATTTGATCTTTTAGATTGTAAAATTGACCTATTGTGGAATTTAACCATTCATTGGGTTTATATTCTGCTCCATTGACGCCAGGAGGTACTTGAAATTGTAGATTATTAAAATCCACAGCAAGAGATAGACCGTGCTGGATACATTCATTCTTCTTATCATAATCTATGAGATCTGTAAACGAACCCGCAGCAACAACTCTATATTCTTCTTTCCCTTTGAATATTCCATTTTCTCCGAACAAGAAGTTATATGTGTCTCCGCTTATTCCAAGTTGAGAAGCATTTATACATCCTAGATCACCAGAGATACCACATGCAGAACCAATAGACTTTAGTGCCTCTAACTGTTGCTTATCCTTTATTCCATAATCAAAACCATTGAAACAACAAACAACACAACGGTAAACTTCCCACCGCCTCTTAAGATTCTTCATCTTGACAAATTCTTTTCTCTTTTGCTCTAAAGGAGTTCGAATTTTAGTATGAATATCGTATAGTTTTTTAATTTCTAGTTCAGTTATATCGAACTGTGGTTGCCAAGTGATATTAGACCATCTTGAATCTTCTTTACGATCCACATAGTCCCACCATACAACTTTTGGATTGTCTGGTTTAGCACCAAACCCTCTGTCAGAAGAATAATGAACACCATTTTCAAATGGGAAATTTAAAGTATTTAATTCATAATAACCCCAAACATTGTCAGTAACAAGTCTAGAAGGTTTTGTTGTCTTTTGTGCTTTATTTATGAATGAACTTGTTTCTTCATCATCTGGAATTAGTTTATGCTTTTCAACGTGCTTAATTTTTGAAAAGTCTCTGTGATAATCATAATCAATCACCGAGTAAGTATATCCTTCAATTGAACTCATGAAATCAAAATACGGATCTTCATATTTTGGTTTTTGTTTAGTGTAGTGTGAGTAAAATGCTCTAGAGTTTTTTAGATTTAGTAAGTCATTTTGATTTTTAACATTTACCGATAAAACTCTTGTTAATTTTTGTTCTGGATCCTGAAGATTATCTGTGTTTAGATCAAAAGTCAGCGATTCATCTTCTGAATTCTCTTGAAGTATTTTTTCTATTGATTTAAAGTGCCACCCATCTACATCCTGCCAAAAAAAGAAATTCACTGCATTTGGATTTGTCTTTGAAACGGCATTAGTTGCAACATATTTAACAAGAGCGGCCAAATCAATTTGACCTTGGTTAACCCCTGATGGATAACTGATATCTTTATATTTTAACCAGATTCCGTTTTTAGTTGATTCTATCTCCATTGGACTCAAACCCAATTTAGCAGAAACTTCATTTATAAGACCTGGTATTTTGTTTGTAGAATTTCCACTACCTTGTTCGTTTCCTATGGAAATATATCCAATAAAGTCTTTATCTAAATTTAAGAAAGAAGAATCAAACTCTTTATCGAAGAACTCAGAAGACATGAATTCCATTCGATAAATGATGTTCTTGTCAGCAACACCCGTCCTCATTTCATTAACATCAGCAAAGGTGTTTATGATTTTAGATGAAACAATTTTAAAACTTAATTCTTTTGGAGTCTGAGTCAGAGGTAGATCGATATAACCAAACCGTATCTTTATGGTTTCTCCGCCAACGATATTCATTTGACCTACCCAGTCATCTTTATCCTTGAACTCAACAGAACCACTCATGAATAAGTCTGTTAAGTTCTCTTTGAATTGTAAAGATAAAAGTTTACTTTCTCCTGATCCTACTGATTTAGTAGAAACAACATCATATGTTGCATCATCCTTTATAATAGTTATCGAATGTAGGGCGGAAATGAACTGATTTGGATTGTCAATAAATTCTGGTTCCATAAATTAAACTTTCACATCAACAAAGGTGGATCTATCTACTCTATCTAATAACAAAGATTGATCATACAAAGTGAACAATGTATTTATAAATGATCTTTTTGGTACTTTTACTGTTTGATTCTTTTCATTTCTTTTGTTTTCAAAGTCATTTATACTTACCACTTTAATCTTTGCTCCACTAAGAATGGCAGAGGAAGTTATATACAAAAACAAAACAGTATTATAAAGAGTGGTAGTATCTGTATAAGGTAAGTTTGTTGTAATTTCAGTATCACTGTCTGCAACTAAATCAGTTAGAGTCTGAGTACTTCTATTGACAATTCTATATGGATTTATTGTATTTCCATACTGATCATAAAACTTATATGGAAGAGAGAGTTCACTTTCTACTCTTACAAGTCTACCACCTGGAGTATCACTGACTAACTGAAACTTATTACCATCTTTTCTAAGTATTATGAAATAGTCATTTTCTGCAAATGTGCCTGAAATTTGTTTGACAAGTGTTTTTCTTAATACTTTGTCATAGTCCTCTTCGACTCTACCCCAAACAGATGTTACTAAATTTCTACCAATGGAATCTGTTTTAACCACAATGTCGTTTACTTTAGCATTTTGCATTTTATATGTAAAAAGAGCAGTTCCACTATATGTGTTAGAAAGTTCAGTATTGAAAGTAGTAAATTCAGTTGCCCAATCTCTGTTCGGGTTAATTATTTGATTAGTCATTAAAATAAATGGTGAAAATTGTTCAGAATCATATAAATTTCTAGAAACTTGTTCTGGTGTATCACCATTAGAGACAATAATGGTATCAAAAAAGTTAAAATTAGTCAAAGTGCTTTGTGAAATTGATATTTTTCTAAAGATATCAACAACTTCTATAGTCTTATCGTCTTGAAAGGTGTAATTTATTTTAGGATATCGTTTGAAAAGCATTTATAACCTTTTAACTTATACTCCACCCGGAGTAACTCTCTCATAGAATGCAGAAGATCTAGACTTAATATTCTTACTATACAATCCAGAACTTCTCATATTTGGTTCAAGTTCTACAAATTCTAGTGTTACTGATTGTGCAAGAGGTTTTATTGATCCTCCACTATCTACACCATATGCTCCCTTGAACGCTGTCTTGTTTACAGTAACAGCAGATAATAGACACCACTGTGGTTGATTGTTCCAATGGGGATCAAATTTTAGTGTTCCAGCTGCTCCTACGCCTATTCTCCATAAAGGAGGATGTCTCATTTTTCCAGCAAATGGATAAGGCAAAGCTGTAGGAAGTTGATATGCCTGAAATGCATCACATACATCCGCCGCGGCTTCGGATTCTCCCTGACTTAAAGAAGGCATCAATAGTCTAAAAGTAAAAACTCTTTTAGCAACACCGATAAACTTGGTATCAGAAAGATCTAAATCCTGTAAAACACTTCCAAGAAAGACATCATTTATTGCACTTACCATAAACTCGGTAGTTGCTTTTACTATTAATCCACCAGCCGCTAACCCCGCTACCCATGGCTGCCCGGCCGCAACCGCCGCAATCCCGGCAGCACTAAGAACAGTATCCAGGGTTTGACTGGGATTTGCAAGAGTATCATTTCCTGCTCTTTCGGTTGCATAATGAACATTTGAGTAAGTAGTGAGATCTGTAGGAGCAGGAACCGATATTGATGCTAATCTTGGAGTACCAAACGCTGCCGGCGCACCAGAAGGAGAATTATTTGATCTTAATAAAGAGTTATTAGTATATTCATGAGCATAAAATTTTAACCAAAGAGGAACTTGGTTTTGTAATCTAGGATCCTTTGGATATATGTAATCTGCTTTATTTGTACCAATTGACATTTAAACTCCTCATATAGATATTAGTATGGCATACAAGACAAAATACATCCCAGAGAATCCCACCAAATATGTAGGTGATATTAATTCAATTAATTGCCGTTCTTTATGGGAAAGAAAATTTTGTAAGTATTTAGATACTAACAAAAATGTTGTAAGGTGGTCATTTGAAAGTATCAAAATACCATATGTCTCCCCAATCGATAATAAAGTTAAAAACTATATACCAGATTTTATAGTAGAAACTAGAAAAAGCGATGGATCCATAGAAACAAAAATAGTAGAGATAAAACCAAAAAAGCAAACAATGGAGCCTATTATTGGTAAAAAGCATAAAAGAACAGTTCTCAATGAAACTTTGACATATGAAATAAATAAAGCAAAGTGGCAATCTGCAATTAAATTTTGCGATAAAAATAATATAAAGTTTACTATTTTAACAGAAGAGGAGTTGTTCTAATGACTAATAGATTTGGAGAATCGGTAACAAAATATAGAAATAAAATTCTATCTTGGAGAGGGCCACAAATACCAAGTAGATATGCTGTAAGATTTGCATCTGGACCTGATGAAGAACCTGTTATTTTTTATCCTGAAAGTATATCTTTACCAACAAGAGCATTCAATGTTACACCATTTTCCTTCTGGGGTCCTGATTATTTGATACCATCAAGAAGAGATTATGGTGAATGTGCAATGTCATTTATAATGTGGTCAGATAACTATGAAAGAAAATATTTTGAAAAATGGATGGACAATGTAATAACCACAAAAGGTTTAGGATCGAGTAACCGGCCGGGAATACAAACTGAAAATTTAGGAGGAATAGTTCCAGATCAATCGGAATTAGGAAATCCAGTAGTAAATACAAATGAATATTCAGATGTTGCATTTCCTTATCTTAGTTTTGCCGGAGCCATTGAAATAAATCTATTAACAGAAAAATCACAAGAAACTAGTTGGTCTTCAAATAGTGCATTTTTTCTACAAGATGCTTATCCAACTACAATCACATCTACTAATTTAGCAGCAGAAGCAAACTCATATGGAACTTTTGTTGTGGTGTTTAGTTTCAGATCATATAAAATGCTTTAACCTTATATTATAAAGGATATAAAATATGTCATTATCGGAAGTGTTAGAAAAATCATTACCAAAATATACAGAAACCATTCCTTCAACTGGTAAAAAAATTTCATTCAGACCATTTTTAGTAAAAGAAGAAAAAACACTTTTAATGGCTCAGGAAGTTGGAGACGAAACTAGTGTTTTGTTAGCAATAAAGGATATAGTGGAGTCTTGTTTTCCTGATATTAAAAATGCACTAACTCTCCCACTTTTTGATTTAGAATATCTATTTTTAAAATTAAGATCTAAATCCGTGGGAGAGTATGCTAGTCCAATTTTAATTTGTCCAGAGACAAAGGAAAAAGTAAAATTGGTTATTAACTTAGACAAACTCATAGTTAAAACAGACAAGACACATACTAAAAAATTAAAAATATCAGAAGATATAGTTGTTGGAATGAAGTATCCGTCATTATCTACTTTATTAGAAGCAAAGATTGATACACAATCGGTTATGGATTTTTATGAAATGGCAATAGAATGTATCGATTATGTAGAAACTAGAGAACAGAAAGTAGAAGCTTCAAAAATTACAAAAGAAGAAATAAAATCATTTGTTGATTCAATGACAAAACAACAATTTGATAAAATCATAGACTTTTTTGCAACTATGCCAAAAATTGAGGAAGAGATTGAATATAAAACCTCTGATGGTTCTGTTAGAAAAATTTTACTAAAGGGTATAAAGGATTTTTTCGAGTAAGCCTCAGTCATATATCATTAGACAGTGTTTTTGATGTTAAGTTTAAGTTAAGCGTAATTCTAAAACAAAACATTTCAGAACTAGAACTAATGATACCTTGGGAAAGAGATATTCACCTAGATATGCTGAGGCGATACATAGAAGAAGAAAATCTAAAAATGAAAAATTCTCAAAATGATGACGCGCTTACTAGAATGATGAAGAATAGGGGTCATGGATGAATGAGAAAAATTTAGAAAAACTAAGAGAAACGATGATTGGTGTATTTTCCTCGTATCTCTCTACAGAACATACCCCAATTGAAAATCAGTCTTTAGAACTTCAATCATTTTCTACTACAAATGTGCCATCTTTAGAATCCCCATCTTTGACTAGAGAAGATGACAAATCTATTAATTTGAATGTAACTATAAATCAAAATAATAGAGAACCATTATCATTAAGTCCATTCAACATTAAAACTAATCAAAAAAATGTTAATGTGAATTTAAAAAAAAATGAACTACTAGTTCCTAATATCTTATCTTCCAACCTCTATGTGTTGATGAATTCTCAAAAAGATAAGACGAATATCATTAGAGAAAAGTTTACAGAAACTAAATTCAAAAATAAATCAAGTATCATAAAAACTCCAATGAGTTTTATTATCAATACTCCTTACAACTTTATAACGAATGCTGGAAACTATTCAATTGAAAAAATAGAAAATAAAGTGAATAACGTAAATATAAAAGAAGAAACAAAACCCACATTTGAAAATCTTCAATCTAGATTACCAGTTCCTTCTATTGATGATCGAGATAAAGAATATTTTGATTTTTTTCAACAGATTAAAACAGAAGATTTAAATTCATATGATAATAGAACCAAAAATTTGTTTACAGAAGTCTTAAATCTTATATCACAAAATCAACAAACAATTAATACTGATACTATAAATCAATTCAACGAAGAACAATTAAATCCAACTTCATTTGAGTTTTTATCAAAGGAAACATACATACCAGTTGAACTTGCTAAGAGAGAAAAATTAAACTTTAAAAATCTCAAAAATAGATTAGTCAGTAAGCAAAAAGCAAAACTAATTAAAAACAAAAAAGAAAACACCAAAGCTTTAATTCCAGCATTTTCGACTGGAGCATTAGTATCTTCTCCTACTTTTGCTTTACTTGGAGAAAGTAGACCAGAAATGGTAGCACCAATACAAGTTAATATAGAAAAATATTGGAATCATCCTATAGGTAGGATAGACACTGCTGCAGCTGCTATCGGAAGAATAAATGAAATACAACCAAATATTGATAACTCTCTAAGTAAGTCAATAACATCAAATGTAAAATTAAAAGAAAATACAAACTCATCTGATGCTCTTGCTACAAATAAAGAAAATCAAGAAAAAGCACCAAAAAATCCACCAGTAGATACAAACAGTCGCGCGGCAATTGCAGATGTTTCTAGACCACAGACTAAAATGTATGACTTTAGAGATTTAAAAATAAACTCCACCACTGAAAGTGTCTCAACATTTTTAAATAACCTAAAGGCTTTACCCGGTCGCCGTCAGGTACATATGTAAAAAGAAACACCCCCGTGATCCAGCTGCAGCTGGCGGGGGTGTCGGACGAGAGATGCTATCTCTCGCGGGATTAGTCGTCTGCGAGCTTCT